GGCCGTTCACTAACCCCCACTTCTTCAGTCGCTTCATCAACCCGAACAGTCGACCGTCATGCAACTCCGGGTTGAACCTGTCCACCCATGAGTCCACGGGTTTCTGGTCGAGGATGATGCAGATAGACCGCGATCGGAGGGTGTCGAAGTTGTCGTGGGTCAGGAACAGGTTCGCGTTCTTCCCGTTTAGACAGATAGGTCCGTGACAGTTCAACCGGTCGGTTTCGTCGGACCGTTGCCGGGTGACTTTCGCACCGTATTTGTAGCCGCCGTTCAGAATGGCGCGCATGGCGTCCCGGCCGCGACCTCTACCGAAGTAGGTGTCGATTTCGTCGAATCCTAGGGTGGCCATGTCTTGGTTCATCATGGTGACCATGGATGGCGGGGTGGGTTCCAACACGATTTCGCCGTTGTGGGACATTTTCGTGGCGAGTTCGGTTGCCAGGGATTTTCCGCAGCCTGGTTCCCGTGACCCGAAGTACAGTCGTGGAGTGATGTAGGGGAGGAATTTCCCGGCGGAGTCTCGTAGGTGGGTGTGCATTACCCAGAGTACGGACACGGTGTGACTGTGGTCGTTCGGCATGTGCATGAATTGCCGAAAGACTTGTTCAACTTCGTTGGCCAGTAGTTGATCTTCGGTGAGTTGCTTCACTTTTTCACTCCTTTCTTTGTGTAGAGCTGATCACTCTGTCACCATCCCCACTCGAAGGTGGGGGTGATGACGCAACAATCAGGCTACCGTGTCAGACGTCGGACAGTCTAGGGGAAACAGATAACGATTCCGGATTATCTCCCGAAATCAATATTCATCCCAATGCTCTCCCCACTCGTTCATCCCACCCGGATACGTGGGACCAAACCAGCTCGGAGGCGTCGGCGAGTCCGGATAGTCCCGGCGGAGCCGCTCCTCAGTCTCCAGCCGCTGATGCCAGTGACCCTCACAGCGCGGGTAAGAAATCCCGGTCGCCGAGAGAGCCATCCGATACTCGATCGGACCCTCACAGCCTTCTGGTCCGTTCATACACTCCATGCTTGCCACCAACCTTTCTGTTCGTTGAATCGGACACCCATTTTGCCGTCCCATGAGGACAGTCGTCGGCCGCATTCATGACACCTCATCCGCTTGCGCCTTCATTTTGTCGATCAATGCAGACGCTTGAACCTTGGTGATGCGCTGCATCCCAGTCGACGAGATGCCGAGTAGCTCACGGTGTTGACCGAGGTAGCCGTAACTTTCCCCGCTCACCTTATTGCATAGAACAAGCAGATAGTCTGCTTGCGCGCGCGTCATGGGAGTCATCTACTTTTCCCACGTGTATCCGTAATCAGTGGTGATCAGATACGGTGTATTGCTCGGTTCTCCGTTCTCGTCGCAGGATTCATCGGTGAGAACCTGAAACGACCAGCCGGCCGCTTTGAGATACTCCCGCATCAACAACATGTTCAGGAAGTCCTCGAAGAAATACACGTAGCGGTAGCTCCACTCGATAGGCTGCGTCCGAATATAAGGATCAAAAATCCCATCGTGACGCGCCCACTGATGTTTTTTCCATTCCATGCTATTGACCCATAGTCGGGTTACATCCTCGTCGTCTAAGTCGATGTTGATCTTCACTCCTCTTCCTTCCATGGAAAAGGCCGCCTCCCACCGAGCGAGACGGCCTCACACCCTTCCGGGATGGAACTACACTGGCGGAACGAACCCCTTGATCCAGCCGACTCCCTTACAGGTCGGACATTCTCGGATTGTGATCATGGTGATGAGGTAGTCGCGGTCGGCTCCCGCGGTGAGGTGGCCGATGTCGCCGGTACCGTTGCATCGGTGACACGCGGTCCGCATCCCCGTGGGTATCGCGCGTGTGGTGTCCATCCCGGCATCCTACCTGTAGCGTCCATCCTTCGGGGGGTTCTCGTTCTCAACCACACGGCCGGACCCTCCGCAGCGCTTACAGTCCTCGATCACGGTTTTGGTGGTGGACACGCCGTCAATGACTAGTTGACGTTTGACGTAGTCCTTCCCGGACCCTGTACAGTCTTGGCACATGACGGTGGTGGCTCCCATCACTTCCCTCTCGCTTTGTTGATCACGTTGAAACACACGTCAACAGCCTTGAGCATTGGCATCGCCAACAGCTTAGGCCGCGCCGCTTCCGGCAGTCCGTCATGTACCGCGACCACGGCCGACGCGGAGAACGTGTCGAGCAACATCTCTCCCCGGCCGTCGTCCCACGCACCGAACCGACCAGCGACGATGAGACGTCGGCAAAAGTCGACGTTCGTCTCACCTTCGGCTGGTCGCAGCGCGTCTTTGAGCGCGCCGCGGAACTCACGCTCCGACGACTCGTCTTCCCAGTTTTTGAACGCCATTTCAAAACTCCTCTGTCTCGGCCGGGTGGCCGCCGAGTGACCAGGGTAGAACCCTGATCCTCGGTCTAGCTCCCGGACGATTTACTCACACGCGGCGAGAGCTTCCCGCGCGGTCTCCTCCGCATACTCCAAACCAATATGTCCCCACACTGACTCCACCATTTCCCATTCGTCGGAGCAGTGCGGCGCGTGGCAATCCGGGTGAGGATCGGCCGGTTGGCGTTCCAAAATGTAGCCGTAACACTCCCCTGCTCCCCACCGTGCGTATTCTTCTACGTCTATGGTGAGTGCTTTAACCATATCTTCGGCGGGGATTCCAGTGTTTTCGCGGGAAGTAGCGGTATCGAATGTGACTCCCACGTAATTGCCGGACGTAGGTGTTTCGGCGGGACCGCCAACGCTTAAACCGCCAGCGTCATACAGCGGCAACACAACGGTGGCACCGTAAAACATTCTCAGCCAGCGTGATACCGCGCGGAATGAGAATCCCTCACACCAGTCGCCATACTTGCTGTAATATCCGATAGCGCATCGAATTTCTGCGGCGTCGATTGTGTCGGCATCTTCGGCTGGCCAGTTATAGTCGGGTGACCATGCGCATATGACACCCGCGTGGCAGTCGTATCCGCGGGGGGGATTCTCGATCCTCATCCACCACCAAACGTACGCGGTAGTCAACATTGTTGATTGTTCGGGTTTCCAGTATGTCAGTCATCGTGTCCCCTTTCAGGGTAGTCATCTTCCCATAGGTCGCGGCGCGCGACAATGATGATCATCTGTTGGCCGCCGACGATTGCTGTCATGCGCGTTATCTCATCTTCCAATATTCGCGCATATTCGTGCTGTATCGCTGGTTGCATCCCTGGTTTCCTTACGTGGACTGGTAAGCCATGGCAACACATCCGCGGCCTTTCCCTCCGCGGATGCGCCACCACTGGTCAACCAGATCACTTGAGAACGTCAGCTAGAACCTTCTGAACTTGCGCGTCGAACTTCCCAGTCTCACCTCTGATAGCGCGCAACGAGTTCCGCTCAGCTCTCAGAGCGTTCTTGTCACCCTTCGCGGACAAACCACCCTGTACGTGATGCCACCACGTGTTGTACGCCTGTGCGACACCGAACGCGGTACCTGTCCACGGCTCACAACGCGGGTCGAACCTGTACAGGCGTGAAATCTCATCCTGCTTGTTCAGCGCCGTAGTCCGTCCCCTACCGGCATCCGCAGGAATCGGAACCAGGACGTTCAGCACCTGCTTGAACTGGATGTCGGACACCTTAGTGGAGACCTCGGTCTCTAGTGCCGCCTGGAAGTCGTCGGCCAAGCGGTGGACCAGTTCGAGTGCGGCGCGAGCCTCCCCAACTCTCCCGAGGGAGTTAGCGGAGTGCTTAATCTTGAATGTGGCGCCATCTTCACCCAGCGCGATGTCGCGGGTGTTGTCACACACGGTGAACTGAATTGTCTTCTTGTGTGTGGTGGCGATCGTTCCGTCAAACGAGGTGGTGTTGAGCAGGTTCGGCCGGAACTGGATACCCGCAACACCGAAAATTGACTCGTCTAGAGACACTTCAACCCACGCAACACCGCGGTTGCGCAGCAGGCCCGCGGAGGAGATACCGAGGTCGGCGTCAAGGATCGTTTCGACGTTCCGCACAAGCCATTGGGTGTAGTCGTGACCCTGATAACCCGGACGGAACATTCCCAACACGTCGTTGGTGTCGTCGGTGGCCATTGCCTTGCGGTCGTCCTGAACCACCCATCTGACGGGGGTGCCGTTGGCGTCAATGTGGGTGAACTCTTCCATGGAGGCGGGAAGTTCGACCGCAACGCGACGCTCGCACACCTTGAAATCAAATAGATCATGGACGGCTTCCACGGGGATGAAACCCGGGAAATGATTGGTTCGGCCGTTGTTTTCGCTGGCGCGGTACCACCAGGCGTTGCCGCGCTGGTCGGTGTTGCCAACGAGGATGTTGTTATTGAGCCATTGTAGAGTTTCGCGTGACATTTGATCTTTCCTTTCTGGTGAGACCTTGTGGTCTGTGAGCCGCTCAGACTCTACCGTGCCAGACGTCGGATAGTCAAGTGCGACGTCTCACAGCGAATCTGAGCGGCCGAACACACCACACCCTCTCCCTAGTAGTACACATCCACCGTTTCCGGCGCGTAGCGAGCCATATAGGCCACCTTACGGGGGTCCCACGTCCACTGGTCGAGGCAGTACACGTAGTTTTCGCCGGGAAAATTGTCCCCACAATAATCCGCGAACCCCTTCGCCTCATACCGTGGCCTGCCGATATCCATAAGCCACCTAGCCGCGTCAGTCACGACTCACTCGCAATCCCCCGAGCGCGGACGCGGTAAACACTCGCTGCGGGTCGACCAAACGAGCGGTGAGTGGTCGGAGTGAATCCGTCGAATGTGTTACCGGCGTGTTCGCTGTCAACAAACGAGTGAATGTCGATATCGAGATAGGTGGACAGTCCGATAGGGTTGATCACCGCGGTAAAGTTTTTGTACTTCACAATGATCAGCGCGGAGTTGTCGTGTTCGTCGGCGTATTTTTCGGCGTCGAATTCGAAAACAATTTCTTCCCGTTGCGACCGTTTCGTTATGACATTGGGTGAACGATCGTAACCGTCACGACTGTTTTCCATGGTGGTATTCCCTTTCTTTCCTTCATTCGGCCGGTTAGCCGTGGCAGACACTCACATTGTGAGTGCCGCCATGGTTCAAACCGGACTCACTGATCGGCGAAACGTTGCAACTCCGGATCATCATCGATGCGCCGCATAGCTTCCGCGATAGCTTCCCTACGGGTAGGCGACACGCATCCGTGATCGCCGATGAAACAATACCCCTCGTCAAGGTATTGCAACGTCCACCCGATACGTCCGTTGATAAACGTTTCGCGCAGCAAGGTGAATCCCGCGTTGTTCAGTCGGGTAATGTCGTTGTTCATTCCGGTTTTCCTCTCGGTTTAGTCTGGCGTCACGGTCTAGATATTGGTGACCTGATAGAACCATTCATAGTCAGGATGAGCGTATACGCGACCATCTAACACACTGTCGCGTAACGTCCACCCGCCGCGCATGCAACCCGTTTCGAAACGAGCACCGGCGCGCCAACTCTCCCGTACATAAGGCACCGACGAACGTGACGCAGCCTCCCATACTCGCACGAACACTCGCTTGGGTTCCATCTCTCCTCCAGTGTGGGTGTATCTAATGCCACCAACTAAGTAATGGGTTAGTTGGTCACACAAGTCACACTCACTTAGTCTTCCTCGTCTGGCTCCCTATCGTCGGACCACACAAGCCAGAATGCGATGAGACGCTCATCGTTGTCTGTCTCATAGTGAGTAACTTCTGACCCCTCGGCGGGGGAATCATCGGTGAGCCACGCCTTCACAGACGCCAGCATTGACGGCTCATCGTCCCCGTAACCGCTGTTCTCACGGTCCGGGTAATCCGCCATGTCAGCAGTGGCTGACAGACACGCGTAGGCCGCGTCATCGTCGGTATCGGCGTAGTGCTCAATTTCCCCGACAAAACCATCCCAAGCGTCCTGCCACGTCTCGTAGGCGTACGTGTCACTCTCCGGCAAGTAACCGGCGAGGTTGTGTCCGATAACCCAAGCACCCATTGTCTTATCCTTCCTCGGTTTCTGTGTGTTCAATCCCTAATATCCCCCAAAATTCGGGGGATATTAGAGGTTCACCACACACAAACTAGCCGTAAATCGGGATCGGTGACTTCATGCGCGCCACCCGCTGAACAGTCCGCGTCCATTTCGTTCGACCAGTCGCGCCAGTCGGTACCTTGCGAATTTGTGAACTCCCGAACGCGGGTACCGCACTTGTCACACAGTGACGTGTCGAACAGATCATTACTAGACGACCATAGCGCGCATGCGATATAGCCGCTGAGAACCTCACTGGCGTCCAATTCGAGTTCGGCCAAACAGTTACCGCAACCGTACTCAAAGTCGTTGTAGATGCGCGCTTGGCACTCGGGACACGCGATACTGTCGGAATCCTCCGATGCGCACCAAACATCGAACGCAACCCCCGGTAGCGGGTAGCATCCGTTGAAATTGAGTGCCTCGATAGCGGCGGTGAGCGCGGGTGTCTCAGTAGCGCCAAACAACATCCACGCCGCGGCCAACGGGTGACCAGTCTTAAGCGCGTGGCAGACACTACACGTGTTCTCACCGTTACAGCTGTGATGTTCCTCGTTGACTGCCGCGGCAATGGTGTCGTTCATACTCGCGGAGATATCCACCTGCCACCACGGGTCACGGATGTCTTCTCTAACCTTAGTGATCCTCATCGAAACGTTCCCTTCCCTCGGTTCGGCCGGTAAGCCGCGGAGGAAAACATCCAATTGGATGTCAACCCCCGTAGTCAACCGGACTAATCGATGAATTCGCGGATGATCCGATACTTCTTACCGGTGAGATAACCAGCGTCGGCGTAGTCGTCGATAACCACCCACACACCCTCGGGATCATGCCAAACTTCAGTGATGATCGAATGGTCACTGGCGAACATGTCGCCTACCAGCAATTTCTCCGGCGGTAGGGTGTAGGTGAATTGCGTAATCATTGGTGATCCTTCCCTTGTGTCTGGCACTCACTAGACGCTACCGACTAGCGGTAGCGTCGTTTGCGCGTCAGATAACAGGTTTCAAATTAGCGGCAAGCGGGTTCAACACAACCGTCAACACGCACCAATGGTTCAGATCGGTGACCGGGTCGCGTAGTTTCGCCGAGATGAGAAACGGATACGCGAATTCGTCATCCGCCAGCATGACATCGGCGAAGCTAGCCGCGGAACGAATGTTCGGGAATTCGAGTTCCCATTCACCGAAATTGTCGGTGCAGCCTAGAACGGTGCCGTATCCCTGTACCATCTTCGGTAGCAGGGAAGTGACGGTCTCATAGTCGGTCATTTTTGTGATCCTTCCTTGGTTACAGACAGTAACTTCGCTGGAATAAAACTAGGAAAAAGACTTAAAACTCGCCGGACAACGAACGCATCATCCACACTTGAAAAACCAATTGCTGACCCGAATCCAACAAAACAGTACGATCACCCGGATGATCCGATTCACTGTTAAACCACACTGTACCCGCAACGACAGTGCCGTATTGTCCGTCGTAACCAGCGTTGACGATACGGACACGCGCACCGATTCCGGGTGCTGAACTGTTTGGACGCATCATCTCTCCTCCAAAATTTTGACGTACTGATAGCGCCAACACTCAAACCAGGTTTGAGCGCGACGCTAACGGTACGATCACTCGGAAATTCTCCACCACGACGCCAAACGATTACCCTGCACAGTCCACTCATCCCCGCGGAGCAAACCACACGTCACATGGTTGACACCCATAGCGTGAATTTTGTCCGCGTTCTCAACAGTACCAACAAACCAATAAACCGGACCGTACTCCGCGTACCGATCAACGCGTTCAACAACATGCCGTTCACCCAAGCGAATCAACATATCGTAGTTGAGAATCAAGTCACCCTCTCGTAGCTGTGACGTGTCCACCGATTCACCTTTACGAGTGTCGACACCCGCAGTCAATGCGCGTGTCTCTGCATACAACTTTTCGATGAACTGTTCATCCGTCATTGTCTTTCTCTTTTCTCTCGGAAAAACCATTCGGCGACCCACCCCTAACGGGTGGGCCAGCCTGACGACCATTCCGTGAGACTAAACCTTACCGGCGCATACCGGACCAATACCGGCCGCAACACTATCACCGGCGTCTAAACGGCGACCACAAACCACACAATAACCGTGGACAGTGGACAGTTCTTGCGCACGCTCAGCAGACACCCTGTCCGTAGTGCGAAGGAACGGAACGACACCAAAATACTTGTATTTAGCGTCAATCACCGTACCCGCTTCAGTCAAACGAGTCGACCCGGTAGGTGTGAGAACCTTCCCGTACAAAAAACCAGACGTCTTAGACCGAACCACCTGATACACCGAACCATCCCGTTCGTAGATGCCAGGCTCGATAACCTCATTCCCGGGACTGACAGCCACGCTGACAGCCGTATCGGGGGTGGTCGGTACCTCAACTAGCGGACAGTCCAGCAAGACGCCTATCGCCTTACTGGCGTCCCTAGACGACATGTCCGTGATCCGCTGCTCAATCCACAAACGGACCGCAGGAGAAACCACCCTGCCATCGAGCAACGAACGAATAAACCGATCCTGCTTGACCGTGATCATCTTCACCGCATACATCGTATGACCTTTCTCTGACTGCCATCCGATAAACCAGTCAACGCGCGCTCAACCAACGAACACGCGCTCACCTACCTACCGAATCACTGGTAATACGACACACCATCCGCACCCAACTCCGCACCAAACCGGTAAAAGTCATCCATAAACTGGGCGACCCCACCCGAATAATGCCGCCGAATACCATTAACAACCTGCCTATCAGACAAACCAGCAACCTCGTCTGCATCCAGGTCACCCCACACACAATCACTAATCCAACCACGCATCTCAGCCAACAAATCCGCATCAAACGACATCGGCGGAGCAAACGGTGCAGTCATAACAAACATCTCCATTCTCAGAACGACCGTGCCGGAAACGACGAAACATACATTCAAGTGTCTCGCACGCGCGTAGGCGTGCAGTGCTGTGACCTGCGGTTATGTGGTGATCATGTGCGTTATTGGGTGTGTGGGTGATGCGCACGGATAGCTGATGCGCATAGGTTCGCGCACATGATCGTTTGGGTGCCACCTGCGGAAACGTCGCACTTGGCGACGGTTGTTGATGTTGTGCGTATACGATCGTTGCCGCACATGATCAAACGAGTTGCTGAAACATCGTGTGCGCGGCGAGTTCGTTGCTGCGCTGGACTACGATGCGTGCGCATGCCGTGACTACGGCTTCCGAACCTCTGACAGCCGCGTAGAACGGCGTGGGGTCATCGGCGTCCCAATTGTCTAGGCACGCCGTGTTGAGGGTGTCGCGCTGGATTAGAGCCTCGGCGAGGCGGGTGATTGCTTGCTCGCGGGATTGAGTGAGGAATGATTGTCTAGCGTCGAACATGATCATCTTCCTTTCTGGGGTACATGACCGATGATCATGAGGGCCGAGGAAATGATCTCGGTTCATGATCATGATCATCAAACCTCAAATTCTTGATGATCTTGATCTCGACTCCAACGAGTTTGCGGCTCAACACTGATCCTCGAAGATGATCTACGCTTTCTGGCTGGACCGGACTCTCAGCGGCGCAATCGCCGATGATCTTTACACGGGACCTGCAACCGGTCCGATCTCTCCGGCTGCCGTTACCACGCGGGGTCGCGGGTTCCGACGATCCAAGATCATCTCCCGATGATCAAGGACCCATTACTTGGGCGTAGATCAACTCCGTCAGTGCCTCGCGGCCTTTCTGGAGTCGCCGGTCCAAAAGGACCGTGAGGTTGATCTTGTGGATGACCTCCTTGATCATCCGTCGACTGTGGATCATGCCGCTCACCGCGCGCGTCCCGCGCGGCCCCCGCGGCCCTTGCCCTCTTTCCGATCTAGGTCAAGTCTACCATGCCAGACGTCGGAAGCAAGATCGAATGCTAGTCCGATCGGGTGAACTTCGGGTTAGGCCGAACGGGTTACTCCATGTGGGTGAACTGCTCCGAACGGGTGATGGGTTAGGCTACCCTACCAATTCGGTTAGCTAACGAAACGATGTCGTTAGCTAACGAAACGATCCCCCCTCATGATCAGATATACGATATAACAGGGCAAGGGTTACGGATTGTCCGTATTTTTTGGTGTAGGCGTACGTTTCAAAATTTGTCTAGACGGCGTGTTTTTCGAGGTAGTTGGCGGCTTTTTCGAGTAGTTCTGGGTTGTCGTTGTAGTAGCCTAGCATGCCGTTGCAGTTGTTGCAGAGTAGTTCTCTGGTTTGGTTTGTGGTGTGGTCGTGGTCGACGGCTAGGCGTTTAATTTTCCCGTTGAGAGTCGCGGTTTCGGGTTGCTGGCAGATGGCGCAGAGGTTGTTTTGGTGTTCGGCCATCTGATTGTACTGTTGTTTGGATAGTCCTGTGCGTTTGGCGTGCTGTCGTAGTGGTGAGTGTTCGGGTCCGCAGTAGTTTTTGCGTCGGTCGGTGAGTACTGTTCCGCATGAACATCGCTTGGGTGGTGTTGTTTTTTGGCTGGGTCGGTGTTCGGGTCGGCAGTAGGTTTTTGGTCGTCCTCCCTTGGTGTTGAGGGGGATGGTGGCGCCGCATCGGCACCTGGCTGGTTCAGCGGTTTGCGCTTGTTCCCAGAGTTGGGTGGCGCGTTGGCGGCTGATGTCGAGGCGTTTGGCGATGGTGCCGTAAGAGTCTCCTTGTTCACGCCACTTGAGGATTTGTCGTGAGCGTAGCGGCAGTCGTGTGTTTTCTGAGGTAGCAGGCTGCTGCTCGGAGGGTGTTGGGGTTGTCTTTGGCGTATCCGAGTCCGCGGTTGCAGTTGCCGCATAGGAGGTCTCGGGTCTTGTTGGTTGTGTGGCAGTGGTCGATGTGGAGTCGACGACTGCCAGGGTTGGTCTTGCCGCAGATGGCGCAGAGATGCCTCTGTTTGGCCGCCATTTGGTCGTAGAGCTTCTGGCGAGCCTTGGCCGCTCTCTCACATTGGGGACAGGGTCGTTGAGGCTTAGCGGTCGCGTCAGGCCGTTTACATGTTTTGCAGGTGTATCGCACACATCGTCAAGCTAATGGGTGCGGTGTCAAATTCTTTTAGTGGGGTGGGTTTTTTTTGGTGTGGAGTTTGCCGGCGCCGTCTTTTCTGTAGCAGCCGCAGGAGAAGGTGGTTTGGTTTTTGAGGTTTTTGATGGCGGGTTGGACTTGGTTTCCGCAGTCGCAGAGGCATTGGATGGTTCGGTCGTGGCCGGGTTGGGGTGTTCCGGTGATGGTGAGTCGTCCGAATTTGTCGCCGATTTCGGGGTCGCCGTCGCGTTGGGTGGTGGTTTTGGGTCGTTGTTTTGTCCAGCTGGCGGATGTGATGATGTCTCTGTTGTAGCAGCCGCAGGATTGGACTTGTCCGGCCATGAGTTTGTTGCGCCACACGGTTTTTATGGTTCCGCAGTCGCAGTAGACTTCTACTTTGTCGCCTGTTTGTTGGGTGTTGAGGACGGTGAGTCGTCCGTAGCGGGTGTTGAGGGTTTTCCGGCGGTTGACCATCCCGGGAGTGTACCATGCTTGTCGTCGGATGTGGTGGCAGGGACCACCGAGAGAGGTGATGGTCCCTGCCGGTCAGAGGTGGGAACTAGACGTCCACGCATCCCTCCGCGTCCCGTTCTGGTGGCGGATCATAGCTCTCCACCCCTGGCGCTCCCCGCCACCGCCGCGGTCCGGAACCCCCTCTAGGCGGTTCGTGGAGAACCTTGCCACACCCCGTGAGCTGTGTCTATGGGACAAATGTCGCCGATTTTAGGGTCCGTTCGGTCGCGTCACCGTCCCGGACAGTCACATCTGGTACATCTGGGGTTGACGGGGGTTCCGTCGGGATGCCATCTGCCGTCGCTGTGATCCACCAAAGAATGTCCACATGGGATGTGAGCAGGACACGCTAGACTCCCCGTGTAGCGGTCCTCCCGGCGGCGTTCCGCCTCATACACCCTTGGGGGGAGGGTTTGTTCGTCTATGTGGCGTTCAGTGGCTCTCAGAGCCATCTCTTTCCACGGGTAGGGAGCTGTGGTGTATCCGCAGATGCAGTTGGCTTGCCATAGGGTTGCTTCGACGGTTTTCCCGTTGTATTTCGCGGGGAGTCGGATTTGGTAGGGTTCGCCGGGTTGATGTTTTTTCGTGGTGATTTCCCCGGGAAACCACTCTAGTTTACTTCTGTCTTCCCACCAGCGGCCCTGGCAGTCGTCGCATCCGCAGTTTTTCTCGTGATCTGTCACTCGGGTTCACTCCTGTCCCAAAAATGGTAGTTGGCCACCGTCCCAGTCTCCGGTTAGCCGATCTCGACCGTCACATCAGAGTCGCCGTCTTCCGAGATCACCCACTCCACGCTCATCACCCGATACGTACTCTCCCCGGGAAGGGTGACATACTCCCCCACGGCCGGAACCTGCCGCATGCGACAGAACCTAGAGACACCTTTGATGGGGATGATCTGTACACGAATCATTCTTCTCCTTTCGGACTTTTGAGGGTGGCGCAGCAAATGTAACGAATCCGGCGGCGCAGGAGGATACGTCGCCACCAGGGTCCCACAAGCGCTCGCGTAGCCACGTTCACGGCTTCCCACCAGGTTTCAGCATCCACATCGATCGTGACCTGGTAGACCATTCGGTAGCGAGTCATTCTTCCTCCGGGAAGATCGCGCCGCACTTGCAACACTGATTGTCGTAGTCGGCACACCGGCAACACCATCCCTGGGGACACTTTTCTTCGGTCATCCGAGGTTCCCTGCGTATGATGCGGACCAGTTCGTCAAGTTCTTCGTCGGTCAGGTGTTTCCCGGACCATTTGAGTTCTTGTCGTGTGATGCGTCGGCGTAGCGCTTTTTCTGATCGGTGACGCCAGTACCATCTGCGCAGCCAAGTCATCGTTGTCTCCTGATCTCCCGGCGGATGCGCCTCAACCAGACGAGCAGTGGAACCCCGGTGACCGCAAAGCAGCCGGCGGCGATCAAAACAACGTTGGTCGCTAGAGAGCGGTCCGGGTAGGCATAGATGCCGTAGACGACGACGGAGATGAAGCACAACGCTTGGCTGATCCACAACACGGTGAGCAGTAGCGCGGTGCCTTCCTCAGACTTCACGAGAGTCACTCTTTTCCTCTCGTTTCTCCCAGAATCCCGGCGAGATTTCTTCGTAGTCTCCTTCCGTGACCCATTCTTCCGCGATCTCCTGAGACACCTGAAAATAGGTGATCTTGTCGGTCCCGAACGGGTGGTACGGGGGTATCTTCACCGCGTCGTTGTCGACTTTCACGTACGCGTGGCAGCCGTCGACCAAAGCGATGTAGTGGCGTTGGGTCATTCTTCCTCCGGTTCGTTGGGAGCTACCGCCGCCGCCACCGCGAGAACAGCGTGGACCAGCGCATGCGTGAGCGCCGTAGTGGGATGTCCGGGTTCCGCATCGAGCGCGACCTGGAGTAGTTCCTCCGCGAGCTTGTAGTGTTCCGGACCGTTCACCGAACCCTAACCTTTCTCGTCATGTTTCGCGTCGTCGACCTGGGGTGTTGTCTCCGGGGGTGGCATGTCTCCACCGGCGGGTAAGCGGTGCCACGCAGTGTGGAGGGTGCGGTCTTTGACCAGTGCGCCGCATGTGTTGCAGCTATAGTGGAACGTGCCGAAGTTTTGCGCTTCCTCGTAGTCGTCGTTCATTTTTCTCCTTCTTTTTCGCCGGGAGAACCATCGTTCTCCCGGTTCATGACCGGCAGATAGGACAGTCGCAGCACACACAGTTGTCCTCCGGGTCACATAGACACGGACGTTTCTCGCCGGGAGAGTTCTCCTCTTTCAAGTCGGGACGCTCCCTCCACCATCGAGCGAAGTCGTCGTCTTGCTCCCAAGTCACTTCACGCTCACCTCAATCACGTGAAAGTCAGAGTCGGCACTCGCCAAATGCATGCTGATGGTCCTGAACAACTGCTCCGGGTTTTTCGCCTCGATGTGAAGATCACAGTTCTGCTCCTGGCATTCGAGCATGTACTCGACTCCGTCTTCTTTCACCGAGTAGAACGACAGTTTCATTTCACCATCCGCCAACGTCCATCCCTCACTTCGAACAGAGTGAAACACTTCGGACACGTCCACGTGTCCGGCTTCGGGTTGAGTCCCCACGTCAGCTCGAACGGGTGACCACAGATTGGTTCACCTTTCTCTTTTTTGCCGGTGGAGAATGGGATGGGGAGTGCGGCCATCGCGTAGAAGCAGCCGGCGAGAACCATCAGAATCAACGCCAGTACGATGTCGATCATGGGTTCCTCGGCTCACTCATCGGCCAGCCGTTCACGTAGCCGCGCGATCGTGTCCTTCAAGTCAACTTTCTCCTTCTGTAGATGATCAAGACGTAGATCAACGCCTTCGAGCTTCTCCTGAGCTACCGCAAGCTCATCTTCGAGGTTCGGCAGATATCCGACGACCATGCTGTCGATCGACTCGCCGAGGACGCTGACGATTTTCGCGGCGTCGCCGAGCCGGATCGAACGTAAACCTGTCTCCATATTACTGATTGCTGAGCAGTGGACGCCTAGTCGCGCGGCGAGCTCCGTCTGGGTGAGGCCGAGGCTTTCCCGGTGGTGGCGCATCCATCGGCCGAACATTTTTTCCGCCGGGGAGAGTTTGGGTTTGTTGCTCATGAGTTCCTCCGGTGGTGTTCGGCTCTGATCTCGTCGAAGATCGCCAAGGTTCTCGCGTACCCATGTCGATCATCAGCGTCTTTGCACTCAGCGAGGGACTGTAGACACACGCTGGCGGCTTCAGACAGTTCGTCGTCGGTCATGGGGACGAGTTTCTCCCGGATTTCCTGCATGGCGAGCTCTCGGAGTACCTCTTCGAGCCAGCTCATCCTCCACTCCCCTGCCATGAGGAACTCATGCTCCTCCGGGGTCAAAAAAGCATCCCCCATCGCCAGCCGCACCATCCCCCGGGTGGTGACACAGGTGGGTCCCTGCATGGCGTCCACAAATTTCGCCAGGATGGACTCGACGGTGGGTTCGTTGGCCATGTCGACCAGCTCGACTCCTTGGTCTAGGGTCATGTGTCCGTTGTTGATGGCGGTGATGATTTCCGGGTCGTCGTGAGCGATGATTTTCTCCGCTTTCGCTAGATTCCCCGGGGAAAGATTCAACTCATCCACGTCGCCACCTCAGCAGGAAGCTTTTCTCTTCCGGGGTGAGGTAGACGGCGCTCATGTTCTGCTGGAAGCCTCCTTGGTCGCTGAACTTTGCTGGTCCGCGGCGCGCTTCCCAGAATTTGATGAGAAGTTTCTCAGCCATATCCAGGTTGTCAAGGAATCGTTGACGCTCCGACCCGGAAGAACACTCCCCAATGGTGTTTACATCCGTAACATCCGAAGCAGCCGTATCGTAGGTGTCGTCCATTAAGGCGTCGATCTCCTCATCCGTAGGTTCGGGGTCTTCCGGATTAGCCATGATGCATCCTCTCGGTGTACAGTGCAAAACGGAGACCGGATCGCAATTCCCCCTGGGTCCGGTCTCCCCCGGATTCCGACCACCTGGTCACGACGGTCCCTCCCTGTAGCGGGGACTGTTAAAGAATCCGACGAAGGCCGAACCGTATGCCGATGACGGTTCGGCCTTCACCATTGTGGTAGCCTTTCGCCGCCAACCGTCGAGAGCTTCTCCGGTTGGTCGAACGTCCCGGACCCACGCGGGCTGCCATGGTCCGGGACGTTCGTCATTTCCACTCCGCCAAACCCACATCTGTGAGCGCATCTGTCACAGTGGTCTTTGACGGAACACACGTCCCACACCACACCAGGAGTATCTGGGTGTGTTCGATGTCGATCCAGCCGCCGCGGTATTCCCGCTCTCGGTGGAACACCAACGTGTGATACAGCTGGCCGAGGGGGATGTCGTCTCCACACACCCCGCAGTGGTTACGCATCTTCGTAGGCGTAGGTGACGCGGTCTAACCCGTCGATGGCGTGTTCCATGTCTTCCATCCATCCGATGGGGTCGTCGGCGTCGTCTTTCCATGCGCGGGGTTGCCGGTCGAACTTTCGCCGCGCCGACGCTAACGCAATCTCGAAGTCGGCCATCAACGCCAACGCGCGGACGTTCAGTTTCGGATCGAGCTCGAACTTCGGTTCCATAATTCCTCTCAGTACAGGATGGGTCCTACGAGGCTGCACACCGTTTTGACGAACTCGATGCTCCCGGTGAACGTCCCCGTCTGCTGGTAGGTGGTGACCTCCGTTATGAACTCCTGGGGTTGGGTGGTGCGTTCGATCCAGTCCAAAGCGCAGGCACAGTACCCCATCCCACCTTTCTGTTCGCAGCTGACGAGGAATGCGTTTTCGAAGTCGTACCCGTATAGGTAGCGGCCGCATCCCGACACTAGCAACACCAGCAACAGGGGCATGAGGCGTTTCATCGCCGCGACAGCCACTTACCCACCGCGACCGCCACCATCAACACGTAGGCGATCACAGGGATGACAAGCCACTTCGGTAGCTCGCTGTTGGGGTTGTCGGCGAAGTGGGACCACAGCAGCCATGTGATCCCGATGAACATGCAGCTGTGGAACACCACCGGCGGAGTCTTACTCCAGTCCGTTCGGCGTGGGTTCCCGCGGAGCATGCGGCTGAACACTCGAATGAACATCATCTTCCCTTCCTCGGAGGGACCATTTTCGCATCCACCCTGCGGTGGAGTCCAATGTTATAACTTTCTCTAAGAATTGAGGGTTCAATGCGCGACGAGAACCCTGAGCTAGTCGAAGCCGGCCTTGACCAGCTGGAAATGCTGAAACGACTACAAGCCAGGAATGAAGCGCTCGAACGTCTAATCGCCACAAAAGTATCCGACAGACCACGACCCTGGCACGATCTCGCTCGACCAGAACAGCTACCCCCGGAGGGTATCTGGAATATTTGGTTGATCTTGGCTGGAAGAGGGTTCGGGAAGACCCGGACCGGCGCCGAATGGATCGCCGAACAAGCCGTACGGAACCCCGGAACTGAATGGGCTATCGTCGCTCCCACCTGGCGTGACTGTCGAAAAGTTTGCATCGAAGGACCCTCAGGTTTATTGAAAGCGTTCCTTCCCGGGGAGCTTGAATCGATGAACGCATCCGATTTGACGGTGCGTTTAAATAATGGCAGTAGGATTTACGGCTACTCTTCCGACGGGTACGAAAGACTCAGAGGAAGCAACTTAGCCGGAGCCTGGGTTGACGAGGCCGCGGTGATGGACCGCGTCGATGACATGTTTTCCGAAGCGCTCATGCCGGCGTTGCGTATCGGCCAAAACCCGCGTGTGTTGATTACCACTACGCCACGTCCGATCGGCTTTTTGCGTGATCTCATCGGTAGGGATAATGATTCGGTCGCTATCACCCGCGGGAAAACGTGGGACAACGCCGCCAATCTCTCCAAAACAGCTCTCGACGAGCTCAAAGCTATCTATGCTGGGACGAGGATCGGTCTCCAAGAACTCGAAGGTGAGCTGCTTGAGGACATTCAAGGCGCTTTGTGGAATCACGAGCTGATCGCTAAGACTCGTGTACATGTGTTGCCGCCAATGTCGCGGATCGTTGTGGGTGTCGACCCTGCTGTGACTTCCGGTGAAAAGGCTGACTTCACGGGGATTGTGGTTGCCGGTAGGAGTCATGATGGTCATTTGTACATTCTTGAGGATTGTACGATGAAAGGCACCCCGCAGGCGTGTATGGCGACCGCGGTGAACGCCTACCACAGGTGGCATGCCGACCGGATTGTTGGTGAGGTCAACAATGGCGGGGATTACATCGAGACCGTGATCCGGTCGATTGATTCTAATGTTGCGTATAAGACTGTTCGCGCCACCAGGGGGAAGTTGGTTCGTGCTGAACCTATTTCTGCGTTGTGGGAGCAGGAACGCGGCCACATCTATAAGACTCTACCTAAGTTGGAGGATCAGATGTGTTTGTTCACACCTGATTCTAAAGAGTCTCCGGATAATTTGGACGCGATGGTGTGGGCTGCTACTGAATTGAATATGGGTGCGACGGCGGCGATTTGGTTGTCGGCGATGTCTAATTTGTGTAATTATTGTGAGACGCCGAATCTTAAAAGTTCCACGTCGTGCGTTGTTTGCCATGCGCCTTTGTTGGTAGCGGCATAGTAGTTTTGAGGGTGGTTGTATGCCTATTAGGCGTCCTACCCGGGTGACACCAAGGCCGACTCGGCTTGCGGGTTATCGCCGGGTCGTTCAGGAAGAAGTACAGAAAGAACTCGCTAAAGCGTTGGCTTTACCTCGGGGTGCGACTACGCAGGAGATCACTTCTGGGTATTTGGCGAGTTTGCAGATGAATGGGTCGCCACGTATTAGTGGTTCCGCGTCTTTGCCGCGAGACCCGAACAATATGTATCCGTTCGGTCCTGGGGAAAGCTTGTATCCGGCGCCGATCGCGCCGGTTATTCCTTCGACGGGTCGTCAACCTCCGCAGTTGCGGAACTACGAACCGTCGTGGAACCTTCAAACGACCACCACTCGCGCGGTGCCGTGGACTGTGTTACGGGACGCGGCGAACCAAGTTTCCATTATGCGAGCTTGTATCGATACGTGTATTTCTGCTATCACGGGGTTGGAGTGGTCGTTCGGTATCGATACAGCTAAGGCGCGTGCTTTGGCGAAACGAGCCGATACTTCCAGCCACGAAGTGATTTCTGATTTGCAGGATAAGTATGCGGATGATATTGATCGTCTGCATCAGTGGTGGATGAAACCGGACCGCATCAATCAATTAACTTTCGTCCAGTGGTTGACGATGTTGTTGGAGGATGAGTTGGTGTTGGATGCGGTTTCTTTGTATCCGCATTTCGCGTTGAGTGGCGACCTCCACTCTATCGAAATTATCGACTCCACCACTATCAAACCTCTTCTAGATATTCGTGGTGCGACACCGCAGCCACCATATCCTGCTTATCAGCAGATCCGTTACGGCTTCCCTCGCGGGGAATATCAACAACCGACTCCTCCGGAGCTGGTGGATCACGAATTTGTGAGTGTGATCTACGGGAAACCCCCCCCGGACACCTCTCCGACGGATCAGTTGATTTATAAGGTGCGGAATTGCCGAACGAGTTCTCCGTATGGATTTTCGAATGTTGAGCGGTCGTTGTCTGATGTGGATTTGTGGTTGAAACGGTTCGACTGGTTGCGGTCAGAGTATTCGGCTGGTGTGACCCCGGAGATGATCGTGAAAGTTGATATGGCGATGACTCCGGAACAGCTCAGACAGTACGAGGCGATTTTCAACGACGATCTTTCGGGTAGGACCGCGGAAAGACACCGCGCACGGTTCCTACCGGCGGGTTTCGAACCGTCCTATCCGGCGGGTTTTGAGGCTAAGTTCCAATCCGACCTTGACCTTCACATTGTCAGGTTGATTTGCGCATCTTTCGATGTGTTGCCGACGTCGTTGGGGTTCACCCCCAATCACGGTATGGGTGGGATGGGTGGTGCCGGTCACCAGCAGGGTGAGCAGGATTCCCAGTTGGCGCGGGGTACAAAACCTCGAACTAAGTGGCTGATCGATGTGATCAACGAGATTTGCCAAAACTACCTCGGTATGCCACCTGAGGTCACTTTCCAATTCCACGGCATCGACGACGAGGACGAACAAAAGGAAGCCACTCTCCTTGAGGGGTATGTGAATAACGGTGGGATGGTGTTGAACGAGATGCGTGACCGGTTGAACCTGCCGCGTTATTCGATTGAGCAGGCTAACGAGCCGTTTATTGCTACTCCTACTGGTCCGGCGTTCTTTAATCCTAAGGTTCAGCCGGTGGGTATGCCGGGTAACCTTCCTTCGGCGGATCAAAATAAGCCAGGTCCAGCAGAACCAAGTAAACCGGCCGCGCCGTCATCTGCTTCCGTGGGGACGCGAGACCAGCAGGTTCAGAAGGTTTCCAAATCGGCTGAACAGAAAGCGTTCCTCTCTTGCGTCCAAGCTTCTGTGAAAACCGGGAAAGAGTGGTCTGGGTTCACTTTCAAAGCGTATTCGCCGGTGGTGGCGGAAGCAGCTAATAGGTTGGCGGCGGATGGGGATGTGGACGCCTGCAAAGTGCTGTTCACGTTAGATGATGAATTCTAACACGCGTGCGATGGTGGCGTTGGCGAAAGCTAAATCCGCCACCATGGCGCAACTCTTGAAAGTCGTTGATGAACAAGCTTCCCAAGCAGCCGTGTTGGCGGCGTTGACGGTGTGGTTCGGTTCCTCGGATGCGGTGCAGGCCGACCAGCTCCCACCGAGATTGATTTCGATGCTCATGCAGCTTGGGGTTTCTCGGAATGCGGCGGAACGTATCGGGTCGATGGCCACTGTGAAGTCTCTGTCGGGGAGAACTAAAGGCGGTTCACCTGCTCCCGAACGGGAGATGACGGTGGTTCGGCGGGTGGCGTCTGAGGAACCCCGGATGCGCGCCATGTACGTGTTGGCGGCGGCGCGACGTTTGACCGCGGCGGAAGATTTCGATGCGGCGATGGACCGGGAAACCCTCTACCTGAAGATGCATGTCCAAGCGGGTCAAAACCGGCGTCGCGCCGCGAAAAAGGTCGACGACCTCGGCGACCACGTGCTGGTGTGGCGTACCGCCGGGGACAGCAGGGTGGAGGCGCGTTGCGCCATGTTGGAAGGTCGCCTTTTCACACCGAATAACCCGCCAGATGGGGAAATCCCCGGTGCGGTACATCCCCGCTGTAGATGTCACGCCGAGGTGTTCGGTAAGGGACCTCTGTTGAACTTCGGGGTAATTTAAAGGAAGTTTTATTGTGAAGATGACTTCGGTGTTCGCGCCGATCACAAAATCCGTCGAGAATGAAGACGGAACCATGTATGTTTATGGTAAAGCCACCGGTCCGGATTTGGATTTGGACTACCAACGTTGCGACCCGGAATGGTTGGCGTCTGCCATGCCGGAGTGGTTCGGCGTGGGTGGCGCCGGGGGACCTTTCTCCACCGGGGGGAACATTCGGGAACAGCACGACTCGAAGAAAGCCGCCGGCCGCGCCGTCGAACATGACGTTCAACCCGACGGCCACTATATTAAAGCACACATCATCGACCCTGTCGCGGTACTAAAAACCAAGCATGGGGTGTACACCGGTTTCAGTATTGGTATCGGCCAGCCGAGGGTTGAAAAGTCCACTTCGGCTCCTAACGGGATTGTGAAGGACGGAAAGATTTTCGAGGTTTCCCTCGTTGACCGTCCCGCACTGCCTACGGCGACGTTCCGTATGTGTAAGCGTGCGATGCCGGGGATGGAAATTTCGGCGGGAGATTTCGACTCCCAGAGAATGTTGGTGAAGTGCGGCGACTTCATCGAGAAGTCTTCGGATGGGATTCCGGAGATGACGGTGAAGATCGGCGAGGCAATGTCGGAGGAACAGAAGGCGAAGTTCGACCAACTGTTCACCATCGACACCACCTCCGACCCCTCTAATTTGATCGATGCCGCAAATAAAACCGTCGAGGCGATCGACTCAATCTTCACCTATGACGATGCGATGGAGTTTGTGAAACTCACTAAAGCATCGGACATGCCACCGGAGTACGACTCCGAACAAGTGGACATTGAGAATGCTCAAGAGGCCATCTCTATTCTGTCGCAGCTGATCATTTCTGAAGCTTCGGAGATGGCTGATAACCCGGCTGAGGATTGCGACATCAACATCCTCCTTGACGCTGTCTCATGTTTGAGGCATTTCATTTGCCGCGAACAGCAGCAGGCGATGGGTGCCGATGTGCTGAAACAGCCGATCCCTATCTTGATGGCCGCTGACCCCGACCTTGTGAAGGGTAAGTACTCGGCCGAGCAGCTACGCCAAATGCTGAAACAAGGGAAAGCGATGAGGAACCCTAATGGGGACCCATCGTACCCGATTGCGGACAAATCTGACCTATCCAATGCCATCCGCGCCGTTGGTCGCGGTTCCGGCGACCACAACTCCATTCGCGCTTACATTAAGCGCCGCGCGAAAGCATTAGGAGCTTCTGACATGATTCCAGATAACTGGAGCAGCGACGGCAGCAACAAAACCACTGAACCGGACAACACCAAGGTTGACGATGTTCAGAAGCCTGCCGGCGAGGTTCTCAAAACTACCTCCGAGGAGAACTCCGTAACGAAGGAGGCTCCGAAGGAAGACCCCACAGACACAGTCGACACTGTTGACAAGTCCGTCGAGGTCGACTCCGAGGGTGAACCTTCGGATGTGTTGTTTAAAGCTTTCTCAGCCGCATTGGAGGCCGACGACAGTCCACTGTTGAAGTCCTTCCAGGCGATCATTGAGAAGTCCACCGCTAAGACATCCGCGCAGCTCGGGGAGCTGGGAGAACGTCTTGGTCGGGTAGAGCAGATGGCAACCCCGGGGGGGCCGTCACTGCGTCGAACAGAGCAAGAGCGTGCTGTTGCGCGTCAACAGGATCTAGCTAGCGAGTCAGCTAAGTATAAGGCGCTAGCGATCAACAGCGACGACCAACTTTTGCGCCAGGGTTATTTGGCGAAGGCCGCCATGTTGGACGCTGAAGTTAAGCGCCTCAGCTAAATCACTTTTTTAATTTATGGAAGGTTTAGGGTAGATGGCTACGGATAAGAAACCGCCATCCCCGACTCAAATGTTCGGCGATTGTACCTCCCCAATGGAGCTCGTCGAACGTTTCGAGTCGTATAAGTATGAGCTAACGAAATCTCTCTCTTCACCGGTTCCGCTTCCTGGCGGTCCCGGTTTCGATGAAACAAACACCGCATCAGCTTTCCAGTCAGCTTTGAGCTCACCGGAAATCTCGAAGGCGCTTTCCCCAGAATTGGTTTCTTCGGTGCGTAACGCGCTGGCGGAATCAGCTTTGGGTAAAGAGTGGACTGCTGGAACGGGTTCTAACGCTAACCCGGTTCCACAAGGTTTGGTTGCTTTCGATTTGGAAGCACCCGCGAAGCTTTTGGCACCTCGTCCGACGCCTTTGCGTAACCGTATCGCGCGTCGCCGCGGAATCGGTTTGGCGCACCGGTTCAAGGTGATCTCCGGATTCACCGGTACCGGCACTGGTGGTGTGGGTATTTTCCACCCAGGTATCACTGAGGGTGGTGTGAACTCCCAGGGTACTGGTTTCCAGCCTGGTGGTTCACCGTATCCAACATATTTGCGTGGTGCGGCGATCAGCTACGCTGGTTACGACCAGAGTGTGGCCTACAAGCAATTCGGCGTGTCCGACGTTGTCAGCTGGGCCGCGCAGTTCTCCGGCCAAGGCTACGAGGACGTAAGGCAGCTATCCCAGTCCACACTTTTGTGGTCGTCAATGTTGCTAGAGGAGCGCATGCTTCTTGGTGGTCGTGGAACCGACTCCGGATTCTCCGGGGCGATCGTTCCCACAGTCACTTTGACTGCGCGTGCCGCAGGGTCGGGTGAAGCCGCTATCACTGGTGGCGGCACCAACGTCTACGTTGAAGTTGTCGGCCACGGCATGTGGGGTACCGGTGCTCTAACAGGCGCTGTATCGGTGGCCACCGGTTCTGGTGTCATCGACGTGAATATCACGAACGCTAACACCACAGCCGCGTTGTCATACGACATCTACGTGGGTACTGGTTCTTCCGCACCAGCCGCATCAGCGATGTATCTCGCAGCATCCGGTGTGACGGCAAGCAAGTTCACCATCCAGGGTGCGTTGCCATCGAGCGGTACTAACGCTTCGACCGCACCGTCTTCGGACACTTCAGCATATGCGACTGGATACGACGGTATCCTTTCTTACTGCTGCGGTTCAAACTCTGGTTACGTGAACCACGTAAACGGTCCGTTGTCCGTTACCAATCCTGGTAACGAATTCAACGTTGCCTTCGCAAGTATTTACGACTCAGTGAAGGGTGACCCTGACGAGATTTTCGCCAATGGTCACGACCGTAAGCAGCTCTCCGACACTCTGAAGGGTGCGAACGGTAACTCTTACCGTATCAACCTTCAAAACTCGGGTGACGCACACAACGCGCAAATCGGCGCGCTTGTGACCGGGGTGCAGAACGAGGTTACTGGAAAAATGGTGGACGTAACTGTTCACCCGTGGATGCCGCAAGGCGTCATGCCTATTGTTAGCTGGACACTTCCGCTGCCTGATTCTAACGTTTCTGACGTGTGGGCTGTGTACAATGTTCAGGATTACATGGGAATTCAGTGGCCTGTTCAGCAATTCTTGTACGAGTCATCCAGCTATTGGTACGGGACGTTCATTTGTTACGCTCCCGGCTGGAATGGTGCGGTGATGGGAATTACCCAGGTATAACATATACCGGGTTTCTCTG